TGGTAAAAGTATTAAGTATAAGCCTGTCCCACATTGGTGGATTGAAACAAATATTTCAGAGTTAAATCATTTTGCTTTTTTATGTAAACCAAAAGAGCCAATGTCTAAACTTGTTCATTTTTCAAAACTAAACAACATCAATACAAATGTATATAATTTTTAAATAGAATATACATAAGCCAGTGCTTTGCACACAAACAGAACGGAAACACTATGAAGTTAATTAATTCTTTAGAGACTATGGAATCAATAGTCAACAAGAACAGACAACTGTCTTGGGATGGATGGACAGTAGTGGAAACATTTCCATCAGAGAAGGCATACTTTTCAAAGTTTGGCATTTATAAAAACAACAAATGGCAAATGAAAAAAGAGTTTGTTCCTTCTAATCTAGGTTGGGAAATTCCTGATAAGTATGTGATCTAATTGAATAAATTTAAATGGAAAGACAACGCTGTTTGTTTAGATTATGACACAAATTTATTCTTTGACAAATATGAAGATGATGAAATACTAAGGCCAGCAATAGATGCTTTATGCTTTTCCTGCCCAGTAAGAAAAGAATGTTTTTCTGTTGGAATTTCAGGTAAAGAGTGGGGTGTTTGGGGCGGGGTATACTTAGAAAATGGAGAGATATCAAAAGAATTCTCTAGCCACAAGAGTAAAAATGACTGGGGAATGACATGGCAATCATTAACAATGGAGTAATATGTACACAGACGCAATGAGAAGAGCATTTAGATCACTTCATGCTCCTAATAATTTTTCTTTACAGATTATAGATAATGATGACTTTATAACAGTAAAAGCAAAAGAAAAAGACTTTATGTCTTTAGAGACTGTGGAGTTAAAAAAGCAGGCTATTGAATATATGATTCGTGTAAAGAAGGCACTAGAGGATAACGGAGCAATTGTTCTTCTAGTTAGAGAGGGTGGCAAAGAACTATGATCCAGCCGATATTGTTAGTTATTTTATCAGTCACATCTACGGTATTAGGTTTTCTTTTTTACATTCAAAGAAAAAAGACTATACAGATAGTTGCCAATATGCTAGATTTTATGATGATCCAGGAAGCACAAAAACAAGAAACAAAAACAGAGCAAGAACAGTCTAATGAAGACTTTTTAAAATTTATTTCAGATTCTCGTGACTGGGCATACACCTATATAGACGAAGTGCAAGCATCTTTAAATAAGTTTATTAGTGATATTGAGCCAGAGATTAGTTATTTTAAAGAGTATGGGGATGTCGGATCTATGGCTCCCAACTACTACTCTATGAAAAAAATCACTGGAGCATATGAAGAACTAAAGAAACTGCTACCAGAAGACTATGGTAAAATAGATACATGATTAATGATCCATCAAACAAAGATGAAGTCTATTTAAAAAATGTTGAAAAAATAGGAAGTTCTTCAGAAAACATTCGATATATAGAAAATATCTTGTCTGAAGAAGAGCACACAGTTTTACTTGAGTATGTAAAGGCCCGTAAAGAATGGGTTCACGAGCCATGGGATGCCGAGACTGTTGGTCCAGACCAGATGCCACAAGACATTTTAAATATGTTAGAAAAAATATTTGTATTTGTTCAAAATACTGCCACAGATTTTTATGATGTAAAGATTAATGATTTTAAAAGGGACAACCTTGTTTTAATTAAGTTTCCACGGGGTCTTGTTTTATATCCACATATAGATACAGATTCAGTAGAATCAAATCACATTGCATCGATATACTATATTAATGACGACTATGTTGGCGGAGAGATAAACTTTCCAGATTACAATGTAAAGATTCATCCAAAGCCTAACAGTGTTGTTTTCTTTCCTGGCAATGAAAATTACTTACATGAAGTCCTTACGATTCGAAGTGGAGACCGATATAGCACATCTATGTGGTTTCAGTTTACTGGTTCTACTTTTAACAAAAATGCAGAATGGTATAAATAAAAATGACAATATCTGAATTAGGAAATTCTGTAGACAATATACAAATTACAGAAAATGTTTTATCTATAGAAGAGCATAGACAACTTCTTTATTATACAACCAATCTTGATTCTTGGGTTACTCAGCCTTGGGGTGTTAAATTTTTTAAAGATGGACTGCCAGAACAAATCATCAGTATATTAGAAAAAGTTTTTAGGATTGCCGATAAAAAATGCAGAGAAACCTACAATGTAAGTCTTAATGTTTTTGAAAGAAAAGAAGTACACCTGATTAAGTTTGAAAAAGGCTACAAGATGAATGAGCATGCAGATACTACGGGGGATTTTGCAGCAATATACTATATTAACGATGACTATGAAGGAGGAGAAATAAACTTTACAGATCATAATCTTAAGATTAAGCCAAAGTCTAATAGTCTTATTACATTTCCCAGCAATGAAAACTACTGGCACGAAGTTCTTGAAAATACTGTAAAAGAAAGATACTCCTCTACTCTATGGTTTACAATTGAAGGATCTAGCCGTGTAAGACCCGAAAGTGGACTGGTCAGATGATAAAATTCAAGCCATATGAGGATCGTGCATTTGATGCGTTCTATTCATGCAATGTATCTGAGTGTGAACTTGAAGCAGAAAAAATATACGGAACAGAGACATCGATTGTTGATGTTTGTTTAAATCATTATAAAGAATTATCAGAAAAAGGTTATCGATGAAAGATGTTATCTTGTCAACACTAACAGGTTTTGGATGTGGCGTAGTATTTGCCGCATTCAAATTACCAGTCCCAGCACCACCAGTTTTTGCGGGAGTCGCAGGAATTATTGGTCTATGGATTGGATTCACAGCACTAACAAAAATAATATCCTAGGAGGAAAATTATGAATGAACAAATTAAAAGAGCACTAGCGTCATATGGAAGATCAGTTCTTGGAGCAGCAACAGCAATGTATGCCTCTGGAGTGACAGATCCACAGACACTAGCATACTCACTACTTGGAGCACTTGTCCCCGTAGTATTGAGAGCAGCCAACCCTAATGACTTGGCATTTGGCAAGATGCCAGATGTTAAAGAGGTTGAGGTAGCACTAAAGACTGCTAAGGTAGTTAAGAAGGCACCAGCAAAGAAAACAGCAGTAAAAAAGAAGTAGTATAATAGATACTATTCCGCTATGAGACTTTAAAAGGTTTTACAACGGATGTTCCCTTGATGGGAAAGTTAGCAGGAGTTGAATCTTCGTGGCTAATAGACCTGAGCAGTCGTCTATAAACTGCTCATTTCTTATGCTATAATATTAATACCTGCCCAAATGGGGGGTAAATTAACTTATTCGCTTGAAAGGGGAATAAAATGGTAAAAACAGCATTGGATCTTTTTAATGATCCATTTTTCAATACCTTCTCAAATCTACAGAAGGTAACAACAACAACAAACTATCCACCTTATAACCAAATCAAACTAAATGATACAGAGTATATTCTTTCATTTGCTTTGGCTGGATTTTCTAAGGATGATGTCTCAGTATCGCTAGACAATCGCAAACTTACAATCAAGGGCGAAAAGCAGGATGCTGAGTTACCAGAGGGTGCAGAGTATCTACATAAGGGCATTGCTGCTCGTAAGTTTACTGATATCTTTACCCTTCCTGAGTTTGTTGAGGTGGTTGGGGCTGAGTTTAAGGATGGTATCTTAGATATCAAACTTGAGAAGCAGATCCCAGAAGACAAACTACCAAAAACAATCGCAATTAAGTAGTACAATATAAATGTCCCCACACAGGACCTTAGTGATGGATTAGTTACCCATTGGATAGAGACCGTGGCGCAAGTCAGGTGAATTGCCTGTGTGGGGCTTAATATTTCACGGTATAATATAAGCAATGACTGACAAAGAGTTAGACCATTATAACAAGCAAGAGTTTAAGAGGATGCTTGCCAAAATAAAGGAAGATTCTGGCTGTGTAGACTGTGGTGTTGGTAACCATATAATTCTAGACTTTGATCATATAAGAGACAAGAAATATAATATATCTAGAATGATCCATGATGGTTTTTCATGGAAGGCTATCAAGAAAGAGATTGAAAAGTGTGAGGTGGTTTGTGCTAACTGCCACAGGATCAGGACACACAACAGGCTTAACGGTATGATATAATTATATAATGCCAAAGAAAAAAGCAACAGCGTTTAATCCTATTCAGATTAAAGATGGATGGATTGTTAGACTATACAAAGATGGTCGTATTAAATCTAAGATTGAACCCTACGAACCAAAGCATCCTAAAAAATAAATTTATTTTGTAAGTTTGTATGAATAACGGAAACCAATTTTTCCTATATACTTTGACAATCCAGGATAGTATCCATCGAAAAACATTATGTATCTTGGGTGAGTAGAGCATATAAAAGCAAGTTTTTCAGCATTATTTTTATCTATAGTAAAAAACCAATCATAAAAATGTTTTATTAAAGCATCAAAACCATTTTCTGCAAGTTTACTTTCTACTGGAACATTGTATTTAACTAACTCACCAAGCATTATTGTTAGATCAGTTGCTTCTTTAGCCATTACAGACCAATCATCTTTAGAATATGTAGATAGTCTTTCTTTGCATGCCACAACATTCTGACTGTCTGGCTCTCCCACCATCAATTCTTTCCATAGATCCTTGCATGTTATTGTTTCCATGCAGTAATTATACACCACAAATGATTTGTACCCCTGGCAAGAATCGAACTTGCGACGCATGGCTTAGAAGTCCATCGTTCTGTCCACTGAACTACAGAGGTATTGTATCTCCAACGGAATTCGAATCCGTGTTGCTGCCGTGAAAGGGCAGAGTCCTAGGCCACTAGACGATGAAGACAGAGTACACCAGGTAGGACTTGAACCTACGATAACCGAATTATGAGTTCGGGGCCTTAACCAACTTGGCTACTGGTGCTAGACCTTATTTAATTAGTAAGCCAAAAAATGTACCAAGCAAAAAACATAGGATTCCGAAAGTCGAATAGTAATATGTTTTCATATGTTGATTAATAATGTAACGCTTTAGTTCTTTTGATATGTTATTTAATTCATCTTGATCTACCAATTATATATCTCCTAAATATTTTGAGATGCTTGGAACATAGACTGACCAATAATTTCTGATCTCAGAGCAGCCTGTTGTCTTTCAAATTTAGATAAGTGTGGCTTGGCCTGAACTCTTTTTTTATTTTTGTTTGCTCTTTTAATCTTATGCTGAGAAACTTTATTGTTTGATTTTTTCATTAGATCACTGGCTTTCTGCTACTTTGTCACAAGGACAAATTATGGACTCTGGGAGTTCGTGAACCTTGGTTACAATAGTAATCATGGTTTCACACTCAACACACTTATATACTTTCTTAATTCGTTTGCTCATAAACTAATCATACCATACTGAGGTATGTGTGTCAAGATTTGTTTCCATCCCAAGTCCCAATCTTTGTGGTAGGGATTCCGTGCTCTTCCCAAAGCCTAATAACATTTGGATTGTCATCTACGGCATGAAGAATATTCCAATGTTTCTTAATCTGAGTTAAGATATCTTTTTTTACTTCATAGTCTGGCCTATTGTCATCATCTTTACGCATGTACAGTGCGTGATGGCCGATGTCGTTTTTAGCAAGCCAGCGAGAGGTTAGTCCACGCCAATTTTCTTTTCTTGATGTGACAATTATAATGTGTCTTTGATCAAAGAATGCCTCATTAAGCATTTGAACTACTTCAAAGTTTGGCAGGGCATCGATAGAAGCCTCATGAAAGGCATCGTAATCCCTATTAGGACCACGAACAAGGTGAAGGTATGGATCTACATTGGCTAAGGTGCCATCTACATCAAAGATGACTCCTGGGGTTACAGGACTAGTTCTGATCAACATGATATGTCATAACAAAGTAGCATACGGCATAGCCCACTAGGAATGCTGGAATTAAAAAGAAAATGCTAATCATTCAAAGTCCACCTGTGTTTCAAAAATTTTAGTCATATAGTTATCCTCTCCTCTTGCAATTTTTGCAGCAGCAATACGCATACCTAAAGCATTTGTAACTGAAGAGTCAATTGGCAACGATTCTATTTCCCTTGCTATCTCTTCTCGTAATGTCATTTCATCTATACTCATACTTCAATTATACCCTACTTGGCAGGGTATGTCAAAACAAGTGATATAATAATCTTATGACAACACCACCAAACTATCAAGGACTATATAACAATGGAGCACTTTATGCCATTGGAGACACAGTTATTACTGATGGAGATCCATACGGTATTGACGGAGCGTACTTCATTCGAATTAGCAACCCTGGTAATCCAGGATATCCACCTGCAGTGGGTGGAGGAAGTAACGATAACTGGGCACCGTATGGTGTCAAGTCAGTAACTGGATCTGGATCTGTGACAGGATCAGGCGCAATAGCCTAATCTTTATCCCAGTAGGCTTTACCAAACTCATCAAGGTCATCCCAGCCTGAATCAGACATGTCAATCTTCATTTTTTCTAAACTTTTCTTCCACGCATCCATATCAATCATATAGTATGTTCCCCACCATTCGTAGGGTTTATTAAGATATTTCCACATAAAAGCATGGTACTTATATCTCCACCCATACTCTTCGTCTTCGTCCATATTCACACACTTAACAATATGGTTACCAGCAAACTCTCCACACATATTGCCTATCCATCGTAATGGCAGTATCTTAGTTCTTTGTGTCTTCGTTGAATGATTTATCATCTTTAGGTACCCAGACTTTCTTTCCATCTTTCCATACAGGCCAATAGCCAAGACTACGCCAGTCCATGGTCATTATCTTAGGATCTTTTGGCATTGACACACCAAATCTTTCCATCACTCATTGTTTGATGGGCATTCCAGAACCAATCGGATTCTTTGCTTAGGCTACATACTTCACATTGATCAACATTCATATCTTAATTATATCAGTCGGTGTTCTATGTGTCAAATTATAAAATAGATCTGCAACATGATGTTGAAAATGAATTCCTGGATGAGCATAGCCAGTTGTCTTTTTGCTATCAATGATTGAGTAATCAGATCCAACTGACCAACAGAAATTATCCTTAAACTCAGAGTTGTGATCTGACTTACAAATATCTTGCACAAAAGTATTGCAAGGCTTAATTGATTTGGCAGGAAAGAATGATGTGAAGTTTTTTAATTTAAAATCTTTAATATTTAAAAGTTCTTCCATAAGCAAGTTAGTATTTATGTCCCAGGTTGTCCAATATAGTTTTATGCCACTTGTCAAGCAGAATGATTCTAGTATGTAAATAGAGTTTATAGAATTTAAAATTAGTTGGTGTGGGGAAGTTGCGTCTTCTACATATTTTTTATCTTTTACTTCCATCAATAAAGAACTTTTATACTCATCAATTTTTGGATTGCAGTAGGTCAATTCTAAATGATCCCAATCAGGAAAGTTTTTATCATTTTTTGATTTGTAAAATTCCTTATCAATAACAACTACACTTCTAAAAAAGTCTGGAAACAAACAAAAGATTTCTTTTGGCATTTTGTTATTTAGGGAATACTGAATAATATTATTACAAATACTTTCTACAGATGCTCCAGGACTGCCCAAATTAACAATGCTTTTATTAATCCTATTACCTAAAAAGTTTGTCCATCTAGCAGGTTCTGGAACTCCAACTCCAAAAGTTATAGAGCAACCAGATGCAATAACATCTGAATTGTCATCAATTTCTCCACGACAACCAAAACGATTAATCTCGTATGTATTGTGCTCATCAACTGTTCCAACAAAAGGATCTTTTTGGTTCCACTCTTTAAAGAAAGTATCTTTAGCATATGGTTTAAAGTAGCCAAACTCGCTGGTGTTGGTGAAGTTTTTTATTAGATAGTCTTTTTCTTTATCACTTTTTTGATCAAACTTATAAAAACTTAAAATGTCTCTTGTCAGAAAAGTCATTCTTCTCTTCTCCAGTGTATGTATGACTTTATATATACAAGTCCATACGCTACTGCACTAACAATAAATCCATACTGCTTAGTTACTAGACCATAAACAGTCCATAATGTTTCATTAAATAATAAAACAAACCAGCCCCAAATTGTTTTTCTTCCAACAAAATAAATTCCAGACACGCCGATAATAGCAAGCACCCAGTGGGCATAGTCGTTAATCCATTGTTCCATATATACAGTATACCCTAAAGTAATAGTTTAGTCAAATCTTTATATTATTATCTTTTTTTCTAAAAGTTTGTTGTAATAATAATAGCACAAACCAATATTTAGATCATCTGACAAATCTTTATTGTAGTCTGGCAAATCTTTGCTTGACTCAACAAAAAAGGGATCTGGCTGTCCGTAATCTCCATCAAAAAGATGATGCTCATCTTCCTTAATATCTAATAGTTCTATTAACTTTTTAATTGTAGTGTCTGGGTATTTAACAAGATCATTAAAGTCTATAACATAGTCTGCATGCTCATATAAAAAACTATAAAGAAGTATGTATTCTGATACAATTTGATTAACTCTTTGCCATGTAACCTCATAAACACCACGATGTTCCGCTGCAATATATGAGGCAATGCTGTCTCTAGGATCTCTTGCTATGGTAATTATTACCCTTTGCTTATTGTGATCCTTATCAAATGCCCAATTAATTGTATGAGTTTTTTCAATACGGAATCCTGACTCTTTTTCAAAAAGTCTATCAAAATAGTGGGATCCGCTTCTTGGGTATGTGCTTAAATGCGGTTTGTATTTCACGACACTAAGCCCATAGATAGGTGACCAAGGCACACATCAGCAACAATATAGTCGGAATGATTAACGACAATATCAAAATGCGTTGCGTCTTTATCACAAAAAAAACATTTAGACTTCTTCATATAATAATTATACCATTAAACAAAATCAAACCACAGTGGCATAATATATCTTGATCCATTTGCAGGAGCAACATGATACCAGTAGTGAATATTTCCAGGGAATAGAACTAAATCGCCAGCCTTGGGCTTAAATGATACACCTTGATGAATAAAAGACAACTCTCCACCATCGTAATCGTCATTAAGATATACCCATCCTGCTAAATGGTTTGAATCTTTATGTCCTAAGTCGTCTATTGGAATTACTGGACTATTATTATGCACCCATTCAGCAAAACGAGAGTTTCTTGGCTTTAGTTTAACACCATACTCTTCTTCCACCAAAGATTTTATTTGAGGTATATATCTTTCTGAATAGTCTAGTGAGTCGTAATAAAGTAAAGACAAGGTAGGCTTTCCAGCGCTATCAGGCTGTAGAGGACGATTATTGCTTGTCTCTGTACCCTTGATTAGTTCTATAATGTTGTTGCACTCTTCTTTACTTAGATAGTTACTAAAGATTTTTACATTATTAGGATTGTTTCCAATCTTAGTAAAGTTTTCTATAGTAAGTTCAGATATTACCACCTTCTTTTGTTCTGGGATAACTATGTTATTAAAATCTTTTACTAATTCTAGCAACTTGCTAATGTCTTCTTGATCGGTATGTATCATAAAATCATATATTCCAAATTGTTCAGACAACTGTCTTATTTGTCTAACAACATCAACCATAGGTCCTTTAACATGGTGATGCTGCTTTCTTACTGGTGCATTTTTATCGTATCTAACATTTTGCTCTTCGTCGGGATGATTTATAATTAGAGGATCGATAATAACTATTGGCTTTACTCTACTAAGATCAATCTTTTTAAATTGATCTCTAAATAGTAAGTTATCATCTACATAAATATACTCACAATGCTTGTTTGCTATTTCAATAGTAGTGTCTGAAGAACCAACAACAGCCATATGTGTCTTATGTTGGTGCGTTTTCATCAAATCCATAACCTTATCCATCCAGACTGCAGAGATAGCAACTCTTTTTTCAAGAGTATCTATTAGTGATGGATCGTGCATATAGTGTTCTAGAACTATTCTTTCTGCAGGACCATTTCCTTCATCTCCCCATCTTCCAGCAACAAGGTTTACACCAATTCTTCCAGGAGCAAATCGGTTTAATGTTTCACAAATTTTAGCAGCATAGTCAGGGCTTGTTCCGTATGCTGGCAAAGCAATTGTCATAATTAGTTGGTTTGTTTTTTGTAGCGCTTCTTGTATAACTAAGGAAAAGTCTATGCCTCCTGGACCGTAAGGAAGCAAAACAGATTTTACATTAGCATCATCTAGTTCTGTGGCCATCTTAAGGATTCCATTAAGATCTAGGTTTTCAATACTGTCATTTATCTGCCAGTGCCTTCTCCACATCCAGTGAAATGTTATGGGCTTATTTATATTATCCATTTTTTATTACTCTTCCTTTTGTTTTAAACCAAGACCCTATCTTGGCCTTTGCTACTTTGCTTCTTAAAAGTTCTCCAAATGTTTCATGTGATATATCTGATCCAAGATACTCCTGACCAGTTTCAAGGTCTATCAGTTTCCATTTGCCAGGTGCTTTTGTGTGCAAGATCAAATCGATTGGATGATCGTAATCATTTACCTCAGAGCCATCTAAAAGTTTTCTTTTCTTTTGATTTGGTTCTGAGTTATTTGTCATTATTCAATTATACACTATGGGATTGTAAACCAAATTGGCACGGTATATCTTACACCAGACAGGACTTCTTTTACTTCATGGGCATAGTACATATTTCCAGGGAACATAATGAGGTCACCAATCTTAGGCTTAATAGTAACATCGTGTGTTGCAAAACTTAGTTCCCCACCCTCATAGTCATCATTAAGATATATAAGTGTAGGTAGGTGGTTGTCCGTTACCCATCCGAGATCGTCAACATGTAGGGCTAGTTTGGTACCCTTGTCCCATCTTGCAATGTTAAGATAGTCAAGATCTTTCTTCTTTATATTTTCATGGTTATATGCTTTTTTAACTTCATCTAAAACTCTACCGAATATGTTATATTTATCTATAACGCCCTGATAGTTGTGAATCCATGCAACAGGATTATCTTTGTCGTCTTTTTGAGAAACAAAACTAATTCTTCTAGTTTCTTGAATATGGCTAAGAAGATAGTCAATCTCTTCAGAAGAAAGAAAATTTGGTATAACTTTTATGTTGTCTGCAGAATTGCCGATTTTTTGAAAAAATTCAAGATACGCTGGGGTTCTTTCGATTTCTCCTGGGTGGTTTCCCACTGCTTGATTGTTAACTATGTATGCCATATAACCATTATACACTACGAAAAAATCTTTAAAGTTCGGCGCAAAATAGAAGTTATAAACCTCTATATGCCCTATACGGGCACTATTGGTGAGTAGCCTTCATATGCCGAGCAAGGGAATCATGCCCAAAGATACCCCATCTAAGATCCCATTCCTTCTTACAAATTGGACAGACTATTATCCTCATCACTCTCCCAAATCATTAGACATCTTGTACAGGTAATCCCATGCTCTCTCATATACCAAGTATGGTCACACCTAACAACATAATCCTTGCCCATACCCTTACGCTTTAGTTGTTGTCTGAACTTTCCATTAGGATCGTGAATGTGGCAAAAATGATTTGAGCCAGTTGTATTTGCAAAGCAGGTTTTGCCATTATTCTTTTTGGCATAACACTTTCTCATTGGCGATGTCTTTTCTTATTACCATACCTAGCCTTAACCTCAGCCTTAGCCTGTTCTACAATGGCGTTCGTAATGTCTTCAACAGTAAACTCTTGATCGAAGGTTTCTTCAGTATCCACCTAGGCACTCATTTCTTGTATGGTATAGACGAATCTTGGTCATAGTTTTTTTGTTCGGGGCACTGAGAGGTTCACCGCATGCAGCACACTCCATGTCCCATTCGCCAGAAAAGAAGTCATATCGTAATCCTTTTGTGCGATTATATTTTTCTATACGAAATGCTGTAAATGGGTCAGGTATCTCCATATTGATCATATCTTAATTATAGCCTGGTTTGGCTGGTTTGTCAATGTATGGATTTATCTAGCATGGCATTATAAATGTCATATAGTTTGGATAGGTCTGTATCTTCTATATATTTTCTAATCATCTCATACTCTCTAACCTTCTTGCTAGATATCATATGGCCATGTTCAGCGTAGTCCTTAAGTCGACCAGACTCATAGCCCTCAGTGATGATCTCAACATCCATCTTAATGGCTATGGCCTTGATCGTTTCAACGGGGAAATTTATTAGTCTATCGTAATCTATTATAATATCAAATTGATCAATCATAGTCATATCATCTGTGCCAGTAAAGTACTTAGAGTAATCGTTTAGCCAAAGACTCCTTAAATTATTATTAACTAACTTGTCTAAAGTAGTACTTGAGGTATCGTAAAAGTATCTCATAGAAACCTCAGATGCCAGAAACTCTACTGGATCTCTGGCTATCGTTATCATTTTGTTATTTTGAAGAGTATGAAACCTTTCCACAAACAAACCAGTATGTTGTAGTATCCTGTCTTGAAGATAGTTTGAGCCAACTCTAGGCAGGGTAACTATCGAATAATCCATAAAACCATTCTAGCATATTCTGCGGGGGATAAAGTATAATAGACTAATGACCCTACTATATATACTCTATAGCCCTGTGTATAAGGCTGTCAAAATAGGGATATCTGATGTCTCAGGTAGAAGGTTTGCAAGCCATAGGACCAAGGGTTGGATATTGATTAAGTATTGGGCATTTTCCGAACGGGATAAAGCAAGAGCAATAGAATCCCTAGTAGTACAAACCCTTACTTCCAAGTATGGACATTTCCTGGATAAGGCGGATATGCCACAAGGGGGTTATACGGAGACATTTGATGCGTCGAAGATAACTCGAAAAGGTTTGATCCGTATGGTCAATAGGGCTATAAAGGATGTATCGTAATCTTTATTTACCCTGGCATTTTGGACACTTGGATGTAGGGTTTGAGGTTCCATAAGGTACTTGGAACATACCCCCACAGTCAAAGCATAAGACATCTAACATTATCCAGTCATCCTTATCTGTTGTAGGTAGGCCATATAGTTAAGAAATATGAATAGGCCAAGCATGATGATTAGGAAAGGTTTCATACATAAAGTATATCAGAGTTATCCACAGGTTGGACAGTAGTATGGAGCATCAGGCTTATCTGGATCGATAGCCAATAGGTAGTAACATTGAGTGCATTTAATGTCACTGAGTTCGTGTTCTGTTGTTGGGTCTGTTGTCATATGTTTAGTATATCATGGTTTTCAACAGAGTTATCCACAAGTTATCCACAGATTAATCTTACTGATAATATTATTAGACACTCTAGAAGTGGAGCATTGTGGAGGATAGTGGAGTAGGGAGCGCTTTTAACGATGCGTTCGTAATCTTTTTTTGGAGAGAGGGGCCTTATCACAAAACCTTCATATTGTCAAACCTCAAACCTTCCTATCCCGCTGCGGATGATATCACAGATATAATGGTTTGTCAAGTCCTTTCAAACCTTAAAACCCCATAAAAAAATCTCCCAAAACCAGGGAGAAATTGTCGATAATCGTAATGTTTTTTTAACAAACCTTTATGTTATTTAAAGAAACCAGGAGATAATGGTTTGTTATTCTATAGGGGTTTGTTCTTGTATGGTTTGCTCTTGATCCCCTGGGATTTCGCCTTCGGCGAAGCGGCCTGTGGCCTGCTCAATTTCACGGGCCTGCAAAAATTCGGGGGTAAATGTAAAGAATCTATTCAAACCTATAGCATGTGTAACAGTAACAAATGAGTTCCACATGTTATCTGAGAAAGCCTGATATTGTTTAGGATCTCTTTTGGCATATTCTGCAAAGTGATGTTTAGGGCTCATATATTTATTATAACACCATATAAAAGGGTTTGACAAACCTTACAAACTATGGTATAAGTTCAGCAGGGGGAAAGATTTGAAGGTTCGTAATGTCCTGGTTTGGGGATATAAAGGTTTGGATCGTAATAAGGTTTGGTGGTTTGACAATTTGATAAAAGTATGGCACGTGCCCTTTCGGGTCACTGATTATTCGTCAACAAAAATATCTTCAAGTCGTGCGTAGCCTTCGTCTTGAATTCCCAAACCTTCAATAAACAAATCCCAAGTTTCGTTGATGTATTGTTCTAGTGTTGGTGTGTGATTAATTATTCCTTCAGCAAAACCAAAAGCAAGTGGCAAACCTAAATCGTTATACTCCATAAAATCTGACCACTCGTCATCCTTTTTAAAATTAACCCATAGTTGTCCAAGGATTAAAGCCTTGCTATCAAAATCCGTTGTTGGCATAATTTGTTCCTTCCTTAGTTTCTTTGGCTGACTCTGCTATTACCTGTAATCGATTATACACTACATAGGGCTGAGATTTTGCTAAGTATTCCCCGACCAATTCCAAATCAACTCTGAGGTCAGCAATAATGTTGCCCATTTTATTGGCAATCTTTTCCTCATCTGTAATTCGTCTGCTTATACGCATAGTTCTCCCTTGTATCCATTGTATCAAAAAGTGGGGGAAAGAGCAAGCCCCACGCCTGCCCCTTCCACCCGATTAATCTAGGTGACCCAATACCTAGATTTGCTCAACTAAATCTGCAACACCACTGCGGGTTGGCCGATAGGCCTCAACAAATTTATCAAAGGGCACAGAGACATTATCAGTAACAGTCTTAGTAACAAAGTCGACTAGGACCGTTTTCTCACCTAGGTCCAGGCCATCATTGTCAATTGCATATATACCAAATCCGTGCTCATCCAATACTGAACCATTAATAAGATAACTTATGATCATCCGTGTTCCATATGCTGAATCAAACCATCTAGGCTTTGAATGCTGCAGCGCCATTGCTAGGTCCCGCTGCCATTCGGTCTCGCCCCAATGACTATAGAGAACTACCCTAGGGCCCTTCTCACTGTCTTGAAATAC